TATGTCGATGTCGACCCGCGCCGGAGCAGACCGGCTGACATCTGCACGAAGCAGGGCAACGCCTTTGACGGCGAGCCCTGCGACCCCGTGCCGGAGAGAACGATCATTGAGTTTGTCCCAAAGCGGGACACATGGGACTTTTGAGGAGGGCTGCAATGGAAGACTACATTAGGCGAGGAGCGATTAAGTACGAACAATGGAATGTCGGTCCACTATGCGAGCCTCTTATGGTTGCGCGGAAAAGCGTGATTGACAATCTCCCTGCCGCCGATGTCGCGCCAGTGGTACGATGCGAGAATTGCTGCTATGCAACATGGGCGGCGTGGGCGAACAAATACTCCTGCGGTCAAGTTCACGGATTGTTGGTCTTTGGAGATCATTTCTGTGCATTCGGCAAACGAGAGAGGACGGAGGGCGAATAAAAAGCCCCTCTCGCCGCCGTAGGTGAGTTGCAACACCACCTTTGCGGCGTGGGAGGGTAGACGCCCACCCAAATGCGAAAAACGCTCCTGCGCCCCCGTAAGCGCGAAAGCGCCGGAAAACAGAAAAAGCCCCCTCGACAGGACGGTAAAATCCTGCGAGGGGGCTTTCGTTGTGTGGGCGGTATTCAGATGGCGGGGCTGTCGATGCTGCCGTCGTCCTCCGTGTCGGTCCGGAAGTTGTTTGCCTTGGCTGCCTCAAAGGTAATCCCGCCGCGCTTGTGGTCGGACTTCGCAAGCGAGAGGTAGCCGTTTGCTCCGGCGATGATGATTGCCTCGCCAACGCCGGTGGCGGCAGTAAGCCATGCAGCGGCGGCGGTATAGCCGCTTTTGATGCACAGATACATGAGGAACAGGCATTCTTGAACGATCAGCAGACCGGCCAGCATCGCCAGCAGGCACACGACCTTGCTCCATTCGACCTTGCGCTTCTTCGCAGCTCTGCGCTTGCGCCTTGCCATCAGCTCAGCCCAAACTTCTGGGCGAAGCGGTAGAGGACGGTCACCAGCTGCTCGCGGGTCATCATGTCCTCCCACATTCCATTGAACTCATCGGAGTTGCCGCCGCGAATGATGCCGTTATCCACGGCCCATTTGCGCGCTTCCTCCGAGTAGGCGGAAGCATCGTTGTCCTGAAGCTCCTTGCGCATCTCACGCCAAAGCTCCTTGAATTTGTTGATATCCATATCGTCATCCTCCTCGTCCATGCCTGCGGAAAGCTGAGCTGTCACCTTTTCGGCGAGGTCGCCCATGCGGGCGTACATCCAGTTCCCGGGGCAGCTTTTGTTGGCAAACCAGCGGTGTACGGTCAGCACCATCTCGTCCGGTGCAGGAGTATAGGCAAGCGTCTTGTCCTTATCCTCCAGCCAGAGCAGCTTGGTCTTGCCGTTGCGCTTGCAGATGTCGACGCAAAGCGTAATGAGGGACTGATAGACCACATCGCGGAATGCGTACGGCTCTGCGCCATCGGACGCACATTCAATAGTCACCGCCCGCTGGTCGTTTGCGTTGCTGGAGGAACACCAGGATCGGTTTTTCTCCTCGACATACATACCGACGCGGCCGTCCGCGCCGATCCCGTAATTGCAGCTCGCCTCTCTGGAGGCAGGGAGGAAGATATCTCCCAGCCGCTCCACGCTGCACTGGCCCACTACGCAGTGCGGCGTAATGCGGTCGATCTTACGGGTCCTCTGCCCGGAGTGATTCGGGCTGAGCTTTGTGTAGCTGACAAGAGGGCTATTGCTCATAGGTTATTCCTCCTCGGGGGCGGTATGGTCTTCCTTGCTCTTACCGGCAGGCAGCGCAGCAGGCGCCGCGTCCGCCCCGGGTGTCGCGGTAGAGAGCATATCCTTCAGCTTTTTCAGTACATCAACGGCATAGGCGGTAAAGGCTGCCAGCATAGCCAGCGATACCGCTGTCATCAGGTTTACGGTCTGCCCATCGACCTCCACCACCATCAGATCGGGGTTAAGGTATCCGGCGAAGTAGACCGCGACCAGCGCCGCTGCCACAACTGCACTCTTGATGCAGCCGTTGCGGAACTTCGTCTGATCCCATTCCCCATCAATGATGGCATTGATGGAACCGAGGGCAATGTTCGCGGCGATCAGCAGCACAAGCCCTGCGGCCAGGCGGATGATCGTCATATCCAGCACGTTCATTGTGCGTCCTCCTTACTGCAAAAAGTCGTTGCTGTCCAAGCACCGGCGATATATCGTCTTGATCCGGTCACTGGTCAGCTCTGTTACATTGTTTTCAAACTCCGGGTGATCATCGCAGTATCGCTCATAGGCAGCGATGTCCCGGAGCGTTTGGTCGAAATGATCTTTGGTGTGGCGCTCGCCGTGGAGACATTCATCGCCAAAGCGTAGAATGCGCGCCCGGCAGTTGACGGCCTTTTCCTCGGCCATGCCAGACCGAACGCACTGCAGCTCGCTTTCGAGCTTTCCGACCTTCTCCAAGACCTCGCTGTTGATAGCGCGCCCGAAAGCCTTTGCTATTGCAGACCACGGATTGATTTTGATGGGGGCGAGCTGGAGCAGCGTCAGCAGCACAAACAGCGCACTTCCCCCACCAAACAAAATCTCCTTGAGCGTCATCTCTCAATCCTCCTCTGCGCGTGATAAGAAGGGCAGCCCCCGCAAAGGAGCTGCCCTCCGTATCAATGCCGTGGTCAGACGGTGACTTCGAGATCTGCCAGGATCTCCTCGACCTGCTTCCGAATCAGGCTCGGAACCTGGTCGATGGTCTTCTTGCCCTTGACGATCAGGGTCGCGTAGACAACTGCCATAACTGCTACCTCCTTTCCCATCAGAATGTATAAAAGAAGGAGCCGAAGGCTTTTCATAAGCCCTCAGCTCCATTCTTGCTATTTTCAAGGATTTCCCGGACGGCTGCTTGCAGCGGGTCGGGAACTTCCTCAATCGTCTTTTTCCCTTTGCGGATCAGGTCTGCGTAGACCTTCACCATGTAATTGCTCGCCATCGGTTACTCGCCTCCTGTTGTAGATGTCACGGCGACGATCTGTTCGTAGACATCGCATAGCGCCATCTGCGTATCGGTGACCTGCCCCTCAAGGCTCGTCACCTTTTCCGTCAATGCCGCCTTGTCGGTCTCCAGGTCGGCTACCTGCTGCTGCAGGGAGGGGATCGTCTTGCCCTCCGCCTCATGCAGCTTGGCTTGCGCCAGATAACCGGCATAGTTGCCGAGGATGTCTTCACTCAGGCCGTCGTACATATTCAGCTCCAGGTGATATTCGTCGTACACCCACCCGCTGATGGTCAGCTCGTCCCGCTTTTCCTCAAACGGCTCGGCGTTCTCATAGAAGCGTACCAGGGCTACCCCCGGCTTATTAGGCTGCTCCTCCAGCGAGAATGCGTTGCTGGGCGCGTTGTCGCCTCTTACTCTCATTTCGCACGACCTCCTTCAGATGTTTTACTCCAATCGGGTCAATGTACTTCACCCGAATTGTATGACTATTGCAGTGTTTCAGTTGCCCGGCGCGGCTCAGTAGCCCGGAGGCCTGGGCGAACATGATAGGCTTTCCGGCGTCAAGCCGCTTTTTGACGCGGCGGCATTGCCGGGTGAAGCGCAGGAAATTCCGCTTGCGCAGAATGACATGAGTGCGGGAAAAGCGGTAGCCGACCGCGCTCACCATGCGCTTTGCCGTGGGATAGATCTGCCAGTTCGCTTTCATGGACAGGCCGAGCCGCTGCTGCATGAACGCGGCGATCAGCTTCCGCGCCTTGTGCAGCTGCTTCTTATTCGGCCCGAGCAGGGTGATGTTGTCCATGTAGCGGGTCATATACTTCACGCCCGGCAGCGTCATGATGTACTGGTCCAGAGACTCCAGGTAGAAGTTTGCCAGCCATTGGCAGATGTAATACCCGATAGCCAGCCCGCCGCCGCAGGATTCGATGATGGAATAGACCGTCCGCAGAAAGCGCTTGTCCTTGATTTTCCGCGCAAGAGCCCAGATCAGGCGCTTGCCGGAGATGCTGGGGTAATACTGCGCGACGTCCAGCTCCGCGGCGTACTTCGTTCCCTTCGGGTCGTTGCGAAGCGCGCCGCGGATTTTCTTGTAGATATGCTTCCCGCCACGTCCTGGAATGGACGCACAGGACCAC